GACTCACCTGGGCGCAGATCGTCGAACACCATGCCGGGTTGCATGCGCATCTGGCGTGTCGCATCAGACGCCATGCCCGGATCGTACGATGCCGGATCGCCCTTGATGATCATCGCTGCAAAACTCGCGGCGATCTTTGCCGCGATGCGCTCGCTCTCCTCGTAGTCCTTGAGGTCTTCGATTCGCGCGAACGTGCTTGCAAGGATACTGATGCCGCGCACCTGGCCGATGCGGTCGGTGGTGCGCAAGTGGCGGATCAGATCGGCCTGCACGCGCTTGGTGTCTGGCACGTACACGCCGGGATCTCCCGGGTGGCGGCGATACACGTGATACGCTACCGGCCGTCCCCACGCGTTGCGCTCGACGCCGTGCATGATTCGGCGCGTGGAATCATTCAAATCGAGCGGGATCATATCCGGCTCGATCAGCTCCAAAGAAAACGGCACACTCGACCCATGCTCCAAAAACGGCACTGGCCCGCGCAGCTCCTGCGCGAACGCCTCGCCATCACGCAACCAGGTGCGCGCCAGCAACCGCTGTGCGCTGGCCCAATCGTGCATCCACGTTACCTCTGGGCGCTTTGCCCATGCCTGGTACAGTGGCATGATCTGATCGACCAGCGACTCAACCACGTTGCCGTCCGCATCGCGCGGAGCCGGCACGATGTTGATACCACTCGCGCCGATGACATTCTGTATTACCGACGATAACCCGCCGCTGATGATGTCGTGATTGCGATCGAGGTTGCGCGCCTGATTGCGCAGCGAGCTGCCGGTGAGACTGACTACGGAATTGCCGCTGCCAAAATCGCGCGACTGCCGCCGCAGGTGCGTGGACTCTGCCGCCTCGTATGCCTGGCGGTATGCCGATGCACGCACCCTGCTACGCGCGCGCGCTGCCGCCCACCCGGGGGATACGCGCTCAATCAACGCCTCGATCGCGCCCAGCTTCATCGCGCCACCCCGAACGTTGCGTTGTTGCGGCGCCCGGAGAAATTGGCGATTGCCACGCCGGCAGTACCGCCAGCCGCGTTAGCTGCCTCGCCGGCAGCGCGGCGCAGCCACTTATCGAGCTCGGTGCTTATCCATGCGGCGTCTGCCCGCGTAAGCTCGCGCTCGCCAAACCGTACGCGCTGACCGGCCAGCACGGATACGTATGCGGCTTGCAGCAGGGCAACTTGGTCGGAGGCGAATGACATGGGTGCGATGATCCACGTCCAGGTGCGCTCAGTCTCGGGGAGCTGGACGCACTACACCGCGCGCGCGGTGCGGATTCGAATTCGAATTGCTCATGCGCCGCCGTCGGCATCGCCATCCAGCACGCGATACAGCGTGCGCCGACCGAGCCGGTATTTCTTGCAGAGCGCGCGGGTGGACATCCCGTCGCGCAGGTCGGCGCGAATGTCCTGCACCGGGTAGTGATGCGCGCACGCCGGAATGTACAGATCTTGCGCCGGGTACTCCGCAACCAGATACGCCACCACGGCCTCGATGGTCGGCCGGATCGCAGCGCTATCTGCGCGCATGCGCATGGCAGCGCCAATAGTGAGCTCGTCCACCAGCTCTTCGGTGCGCGCGCTGGCGCGTGCTGTGTTGCGACTCACAGGCGTCGACTCCAGTTCGATGCATGGCGCAGTGGCTCGCCCGCAGCCGGTCGACTGTTGGTCCGCTGGGGCGTAGACGATTGCTGCTGCGTAGTCGTTTGCTGGGGCGCGGCTTGCGGCAGTTGCCCGCGCCTATCCCAATCGGCCTTTGTCAACATGTGCAGGCGCAACTCGGGGTGATGTGTGGCGGCGTAGGCGTACACCCATGTGTCGAGCGGTTCGTTGCGCGGCGCTGAGCGGCGTTTTTCAAATCGGTTGCGGGCCGGGTTGTACGTCTCGGCGGTTAGCCCGCCAAAATAGGCGTCTTCCAGGTCTTTGCTGAAACGCACGAGCCGCTCGTCGGGCTGTTTTTTTTCGTCGGTGCTTAGCCTGCTATACAGTAAGTGTTTGATCGCGACGGTGCCGACAGCGTGAGTGTGCACGCCGCGCTTGTCGTATTGCCCGCGCCAGTTTATGTCTTGGAGCTTGCCCCTGCCGAGCACCGGTGCGTTGTTCGGTACGGCGCCATGCACGGCCAGAATTCGGCGCACGAGGTGCTGCCGCACGTAGGTTTTCACCGCCTCGGTGCGGTGTCCGCCGATGTCGATGGCGGATGCCTCAACCTGCATCACGCTGCCATCAGCGCGCTCGATTGGGCGCAGCAGCAGGTCAGTCAGCCCAGCCCATACTGCATCCTCGGCCGGGTCGCCGGGTAACTCAACGTAATCGATGGTCCAGCTCGCGAGCCCGCGCCCCCATCCGACGATCTGCACGGCCAGGCGGTTGTCCTGGGTGTCGATTCCGGCGGTTATGGCCAGCACCCAAGCGGGCACTGGGCGCATCGGCAGATGCTCGGCGCGGTCGGCGATCATGGCGTGTTTGACCGCACGCATGGCGGGGTCTTCCCACGGCTCGGCCAACCGATCGTTCACGAACGTTTTGAGTTTCGCCGGATCGTTCTGCGCGCCGATCCACATGCGCGCGAGGTCGCGCCAGCGCGGGCCGAGACCGATTGGGTAATACAGGCCGTTGAGGTGGTAGCCGCGGCGAATGCCACTGCGCTCAGGGTGCTCCGGTACCCACTCGCCGGCAGCTAGCATCGATGGCTTGTGATGCTCATCAATGACGGCGCCGCATTCGCGGCAGGCGTACCACGCTTCACTGGCATCCGGCGACCAGTGCAGCCCTGGCCATTCGAGCGCCTGGCGGTGTCCGCAATGCGGGCACGGCACGTGGTAGCTGCGCATGTCGCTATCCAGCCACAGCGCCTCAATGCGCGACACCCCTTGTATCTGCGGCGTAGATATGTAGAGTCGCTTGTGCGAGGCAGGGAATGCTGACGTGCGACCCTCTAGCAGGGCAATAGGGTCATCACCACCGATCAGCGCCGACGCGAATTCGTCTACCTCATCGACGATCAGAGCCTTGACGCTGGTGGATTTGAGCCGGGCCGGCGAGCCGGCGTGTTCGAGGTACAACTGCCCGCCAGAAAAATCTTTGAACTCGCGCCGGTTGGCGCCGTCGCGGGTGGCAACGGTGGTGAGCGCGCGGCGCACGGCGGGCGTTTCTTCGATCAGTGGGCCGAGCTTTTGCGCGACCCACTTGTTCATCGACACTTCTGCCGGCAGCGCGACCATCGTCGGGCCTGGTGCGTGATCCATGATGTAGCCGACGACGTTGAGCGCCAGTTCGGTCTTGGCGCTCTGGATCGGGAACATCAGCGCGACCTCGCGCACTGGCGAGCGCACCGACATGCAGTCCATTGGCTCGCGCAGGTACGGCACCCGCGCGGTGCGCCAGCGGCCGGGCTCTGGCGATTGCTTGCTCGACAGCACGCGCTCGGCATCTGCCCACTGCGAGACGGTGAGCGGGCGGCGCGGCGCGATGGCACGTGCCGACGCTTGCGCCACCGCACCGACCGCGGCGGCGGGGTTCACGGCTGAACCCCCAACGCACCCAGCCGACGGCTCAGCTCGGCCAGTTGCAGTTCCACCGCCTCGGCGATCAGCGCCCGGCATCGCGCCTCGTCGGTCTCGGCCGCCAGTTGTGGTCCGAGCGTATCGGCCAGCGCCTCCAGCGCACCGCGCGCGGTTGCGCACGCGCCGCCGCATGCCGCCACCACATCGGCGGTGCGCAACAACTTGCCCTCGGCTTCGGCATGTTCGCGCTCGGCGCTCAGCGCAGCGGCGCGCTCTCTACGTTCTCGCCAGTACTGGTAGCCGCGTGTCAGCGTTTCGGCATCGGCGTCGTCAAGAGCCGCTCCGGGCTCTGGGGCCGGCGCGCAGGCCGCCGCAGGCACGCCCTGCCCGGATCGGGCGGCCGCGTGCCGCTCGGCCACGGCCGCCTTGCTCGGGTCTCGGGTGGCCTCGATACGCGCGATCGATTCGGCCACCCGCACCTTGCCATCGTCTGCAAGCACCAGGCGGCCTGCGGCCTTGAGCGCGGTCACGTAGCTGCGCCGGTAGCCCAGCAGGCGGGCAAACTCGGCTTGTGGGCAGGTTGGCGGTACCCCGTCAGTCATCCGGTTGCCTCGCGGTAGGTTTGCGCGGCCGCATGAAACACGCTGATCTGCTCGCCAAGCCAGTCAGTCTCGGAGCGATCAGACGGCGGGATGCTGTCGCCGAGGTACAGCACACCATGCGGCCCCAGCACCTGCGTGCCAGCCCGGTAGCGCTTGCGCGCGCAGGCCACGCGATAGCGGCGCTGCAGGGCATGGATGAAATGCTGCTGCGGCGCGGCGCGGTTGCCGTTGACGTTGCACCACTGCTGGTAGAGGTCGTAGACATCCGTGCTCAGCGCGGGCTGCGCGCTGACGCCGGGGATGCCGCCGGCGGTGAGCGCGGTGTAGAACCAGGCGATGGAGTCATCGTAGGCCAGCGCTACGTCCGCGCCGGCCGGGTCGGCGCCCACCTCGACGCCCAACTCATCGGTCCAATCCACGCCGGTGTGGCGTTGCGCGCACGCGAAGGCGGCGCGCATGGCACGGGCCGGGGCCATGCGGGCTGTGCGGGCTGTGCGCAACGCGGCGGCGAAGATGCGCCCGGCGCTCACCAACACATCGGCGCGGTGGTTCGGCGGCGAGGGGATGGGTTGCGGTGCGGATGCGGCGACTGGAACCTCGTAACGGCCGGTGCGGCGCAGGGACGGCAGCACGTCGTGGGTGATCCAACGGACCAATCGCTTGGCCTCCGGCTTGTTGGAGCGGAAGCACAGCTTGTAGACGCCGGGTTCGGAGACTGCGTTCACGGACACTGTATCGCGTGTGCTGGAGGAAACGTCGGAAACTCCGACGTTTGCTCGCTCATCGTCGTCCAGGCGTGCCACTGCATCGCGGTGATTGCGGATACCCAGGCACTCGCACACGTCCAACGCCACGAACCACGGCACGCCGGCCTCATCCTCGACCACGCGCACCGCGCGGCCCTCGAAGTCAAACGGGGTCAGGGCGCTCATTGTTCGGTCTCCATGGCGGCAAGAGCCAGCACGCAAGCGGCGTCAGCGTTGATCTGGGCCACGTCGGCAAATACGTCCATGCGCTGGGCCTGGCCGTGGATCAGGCGCTCCAGGTAGGCGAAGAAGCCAACCCAGTAGCCCTTGGCGCCGCTGTCGTCGGCAAAGTCGATGCCCGATGCGATCAGCCCGAGTACGTTGCTGCCGGCCACGCCAGGGTTGTCGCGCAGATACTGGGCGAAGTGGGCGGCGAACTCGCCGCCGCGCTGGCAGGCGCTGGCGTAGTCGTCGGTGCCTGGCACCCGCCAGGCGCAGCGGCCGCGGCGGGGCTGGTGCATGAACGGCAGCGCCGACAGCGGGGCGGTGGTGATGTAGCGGCGGGGCGCGGTCGAACGCGCGGGTGTGTTGGTACGCATGGTGGTGTCCTCCAACTGGCTTGTGGAGTCCGCCACCGCGCTGTCAAACGAGGTGGCGGACGACGCGGGGTTGACAGACCGGCAGTTGGCACCGGCGAGCCCGAAGGCTCCCCCGCGCCGCCCGCCATAGACCGGCAAGCGACGCAACGCATGGCCCAGTGCCGATACACCGGGCATCAAAAAAGCGCCGGCATCGGACGATGGGCGCTTGCGCGCCAACGTGCTCGGGCTGTCAAACCCGGCTGCCCGATTGAGGGCAGCGGGGACAGCGTACACCCGGCAGGTGGCACGAGACAACAGGGCGCGACCACGCTTCACGCCGAAGCCCCACAACCACCCCTTTTTTCGCGAATCGCGAAGGTGAGTAAGCCGCGCGCGCGAATGTGCAGCGGTGCGGGCAGTGGTGCGGGCAGCGATTGCGGGCACCGAACCGCGCTGCATATGGGCTGTGCGGGCTGTGCGGGCTGTGCGAGGATTGCACGCGGCGCGGGCGCGTTTCGTAGTG